TGTAGTACCTACAATCACGGCAACTTTGTTACCCATAAATATGGCCATATTTTTCCTTTCGTTACTAACCTATCAACTCAACCGCATATTGATAACTTAGGTAGTCAATATTAGCGGAAGTAATTGTTCCAGGGCTTGCAGACACAACCCTGAGCGTTTGTACAGCACCGCTTAATGTTTTATCAGCCTCAATTGCGGTTTTAATTGAAGTTGAACCGGATGAAGCAAGTAGCCCATCCAATCTCTCTTGTCCATTTCTTTCACTCATTCTACCAACCACAACAATAATTTGGCAGGTTGCAGAATCAAATCCTCTATTTAATGTAAAATCATAATTCATACTTAATTGGCCAACAATTGCAAAAGCATTATTTGTTGGGATGTTTGTAGAATCCGGGACATAATCAAAAACACGCAAACCGGTTATTGCTTGCAATGCAGTTTTTAAATTATCTCTAACCGTGCTTGGGGTCATGCAATAACTTCTTTTTTGTATGCCCTAACCATTGCTGTTACATCTCTACCAATTGGTGACATTCTGACAACGCCCAAATCACCTAATCCTAATATTCCACCGGGCGCATCTTTACGCTTGTATAGATCGGCTGTAAGAATCAAACAAGCCATATTTATATCATCCGGCACTGACGGCCATCCCCATCTTGCAGTTACTTGTACGCCTGGGCGCAAACCATTTTGGGTCAGCCCTGGAAATATTGGCCAGGTTTCGGTATTAGATACCATTGTTAATTGAGTAAAAGGCCGGCCTAAAGATGCTGCGGTTAATGGGTCTAAAATATAATCTTGATTTAAAGTTAAAGTTTTTGTATAAGTACCATTGCCATTTATATCTAAGGCAACAGACAAATTAGATGTAGTACCAATATCATCAACATAAACAAAAATATCTGAGTACGCACGGTAAAGCCGTGCGGATGCGGTGGCATCTAAATAAAATCTACGGTTAGCCATTCGGTCAATTGACCTTGATGCTGATTCAATCAAATCTTCTAACAGGTCATTGTCAGTATTATCTGATATAGACATGTAATTTTTAATTTGAGTTAATGTTGCATATCCATTTGTTATAGCCATGATCGGTATCCAAATCCTGTACTGCCCTGGGACATTAGACAAACTCCATTCATTAAATACCGATCATAGTTAGAATCCAGGCCACTGGAAGGGTAGCGGCCTGGAAACTTATTAGTTTAGAAACTTGGCGTTGCTAAACCTGTACCGTTAATTTGTGCGATTGCTTTTGGATAACGCTCTGCGGTAAATGCTGACATACCGAATAGAACGATATTAATTGCAACCTTGCCTGATGGCTCTTCAAATGTAACATAGGTAGGTGCGGCTGCTTCTTCCCACAGATGTGCTTCATTCAAATCAACCACAAAGATTGTGTCTTGATTTGTGCTTGCACCTTGCGCTGTTGAGATGTTTGCATCCACAATAATTGGCAATCCTAGAATTGAGTAACCTGAGTTACCGTATGTAGGTGCGCCGTTACCTGTACCCATTGCGTTCATTGGATTGTACGCTTGTGGCACAATCAATGGTCTGTTCTGACCATCTACGCCAGCCAATAGGAATCCTAGACGGCGTGGGTGCATGATTACTGCATTTGGGTTTACATAGATATTGCTTTGAATCTGTTGGATTGCATCTGCAATCTTTGGATATAGACCTGCAACTGTACCTGTTGTAGCAGTGTAAGTTACTAGCACTCCAGTGGTCATGTTTAATAGACCTAATGGCTGACCATTTGATCCTGATCCATTAAGAAGTGAGTTATCCAACTTAGTGTGATAATCACGAATCAAATCACCCAAAACAATTCCCTCAATGTTGTATCCGCGTAGTAATGCTTGCTTAGATACTGATTGCTGACCGGCAATTGTATTTACATTGACGGTTAGGGTGTTATCTGCAATATCTTGTGATACTGCGGCTGTGTTTTGTGATGTTTGATACGCTGTTGTCGTGCCAGTATTTATCTTGCTAATGACAACCGACATGCCCTGGGTGGGTAATTGGTGCTTACGTGCGGCATCCGCAAATGGGCGGCCTGCGCGTGCTAATGGTGCATATAGATCAACTAGGTATTGTGGCACTACTAAGCCTGCAAAGTTGGATGTACCAACAGCACGCTTTTCAATTGCCATTTCCTGTTGATGGCGTGCAATACGTGCACTGGCTTCACCATCGGTTTTAAATTGTGCTTTTAATGCATCTGTTAAGAAATCATTGCTTGATCTCTCTGAGTAAGTAAGTTGCTCGCTTGTAACAATAAAGCCACCTGCGCGTGCTTCCTTCTTTGGCTCAATGTTCGCATCAACCTTAGCCGCTAAATCAGCCGCCTTTTGATTGCGAATTTCAATATCTGACATCTGCTCAATTCTTTCATCTAACTTTTTGATCTCTAGGTTAAGGGCTTCAACGTTAGCCAACTCAACTTCAGATAGATCGCGTGCTTCTTCTGCGGCGCGGTCTAAAGTTGCGGAAATGAGTGATGTCTTTGATTCACGCTTCTCTTGTAGAGAAGTAAGAAATGTATTAGACATAGTTCTCCTATTAGTAGTTTTTGTAGTGAGAAGGTGTAACGCGCCGGTAATCGGGGTTAGGTGTTCTACGACTTGTCAAAATTATATCTCTTTTTTTAATGCTTTGAGTAATTCCATAGCCGTTTTATATCTTGTTTTTTCTTCAACTACTTCTATGGCTTCTGATCGGTTTTCACCATACTCTGAAATATTAATGGCGGTCAATTGATCTTCAGCCTGAGCCTGGGTTTTGTGGCAACCCATGACTTCATTATTATCGGTCTTTACAACCGCATAACCTTCACAATCCGGATGGTTACTTATTACGCTGTATGGCATTTAATATCTTCCTTGCTTCATCTAATCTAGGGGTTAATTGTGGTTGTCCATCGCGCATACCTGTAACGCTGGCTAATTCGCCATAAGCACCAAAAGTAACAAGTGATACCTCTGCCAAATGTGCTTTTAATCTTTCCATTACGCCATCTGTTCTTTTTTTGTTTTTGATTGGCATAAATCCCACTGACAATTGATCTAATGCACCATCTTTAACTAACTCCAACGCTTCATCGCCTTCACGCGTTTTTGAAATTTTAAACTCAGCATATAAGCCTTCATCTAATTCCCTTAATAATGTGGCACGACCTAAGACGTTATTTTCACCATGACCCCTAAGAAGTTTTACGCGGTGCGGTGCTTTTATTACTTCTGAAAAAACACCTTTTCTAAATACTTCAATCATAGTGCTAGTAATTCTTTGCTCTTTGTTATATGGCACGGCAATACCAAAAATGGTGCGGCCATCTCCATTAGCACGCAATTCAAGATTTACTGAGTAACTTCTATTTTCCATTTTTTCATCAGGCATAATTGGCATCCTCTACTGTATCTACCGCATCACTTTGCAGTGAGTTATCTTCTTCGTTTTGATCTTCTTCATCGCCTTCTTCATAATCCATAGGATCAAGATTTTCATAATCTCTAACTTCATCAACGGTTAAAAAGCCATTAGACAAAGCAACTGCATAAGAATTATATCTACTTGATGTATCTGTTTTTAATAATGCATCATATTTAAATGCGGCTGTTTGACCCCGAACGAGTAAATCAGAAAATGCCGCTTCTATTCTTTCGGCTATCGGCTGAATTGACCATTTAATTAATTGCAAGTTCTCTTGTTCAACATTTGAGTAAGTACGGCTTGTATTAGGCGATCCTAAGAAATATGAAGGTAATCCCAAAATGTTTGCCGCTTCTGTTAATCCGGCTGTTTGTGCTTCTACTAATTGAGATTCTGCCGCGTTGCTACTTAACACTTCAAAATCAGTTGATGAGTTCATAACTACCGGTGATCTATTGCGGGATGAGTACATTGCCATCCATGCGCTCTTTAATGCATCTGCTTCTTCTTGTGTTAAGTCAGGGTTAGCAGATTTAATAACAGCCGTAGGATTTACACCGCCATCAAAGTATCTTGCCGCATATTCATTTATAGCAATCTCTTTACCTAATGCTTGTTTAGCGACCGCCAAAATACCTTTACCAACTAAATCACCTGGCATTGTAAAATTCTTAATGTGTAAAATTTCTGATTGATCATAAGTGCGCTCATCAATTGTGTAAACAATTCTGCCATTATCTCTTGCAACTTGAACCCGATCAGGTGAAACAGGGTAGATGCTCTCCGGCAATCCATTAACACCTGCTTCACCCAATACCGCAACATAATTTCCGTGAATAATTAAAGCGGCGGCCATTGCGCTAATTGTTTGCATCCTTGTTTCATTTGGCACTGGGCGCATTAAAATTTGTGGTGTTGGTTTTACTTCTCTTTTATTACGATATGCACACAAAGGCAATGCACCAATAGCATCACTAATTAAAGTTATGCCGCGATAAATAGCAGGTATGCCTAATGCAGTATTTTGATCTACATAAGCACCTGCCCAGTTTCCTTCAAAGAATCGGCCAACTCTACCTAAAGAATCTACATAACCTGAAGATGTATAAACCATAGATGGTTGTATTTGTCTTTTAAGTAAGCGGCCTAGCATTATTTACCTCTGTTTTCTAAAGCAACGCCAAATAAAACTAAAAATGCACCTGCTAATATTACAGCCACAACCGGGTTAAATGTTGCGACACCTGCAATTATTAATATAGAACCTGTTACCTGTAAAGCGGATGATAAATATTTCATTAGTACATTTTACTCCTTGCTACTGGCAGTTCTTCTACTTTGCTTACCACTCCATACCGTGCCAGTGTAGCGGCCACAAGTGGGGTTATATTGGTTGTGCTTTGGCGATTCCATGCCCATGAATCACCAAGTGGTCTTTTAGTTGAACCCATAATTGCTGTTTTTAAATTGGGATCATCTAAATGACATATTGTTTTGGCTTGTACTGCATCATAAAATGAACCACATGCGCGGGCGTAGTCACGCAAATGTATAGACATCACGCCTATATCTTGCTTTTCAAGTTCAACAATTAAAGATGCGGCAGGCGATCCTGTATCTATAACTACTTTTGTATTGTGCTTTTTACACAACTCAATCAATCTAGGCAACACCCATGATGTGCCTTCTTTACATTCAATTAATTCAATAGGGGTTAAATCTCTAACTAAGCCGGATACCGCTATTGATGCCCGGTCACGCTCACGCGATATATCTACTCCAAATACAACTTGCTTGCTAACTGTTATATCTGTTCTTGCCAACGAATCCCACAACTCAGTATTAATGACCTGTACGGCATCTTTAGCCGGCCATACGTTTAACCATTCCTTTGTAAATATCTCAGGGCTATTAGTTGCCGCCGCTTCTTTTACCGCATCTAGTAATACACCTTTTTGCTCATGCAATGATGGTATTGCTTGATACCACACTTCTTGATCTAAATAATCAAATTCATCCTTAGCCGGACACCATTCAAACCATGCTAATTTATTTTGTGGTTCAGCAATTTCTCTATGGCCTATTTCGCGGTAATGCTCTAATAACTCAGATTGGCCAGGTCTGCCGGCATTAGAAAGAATCCACAATTGACCATTGCGCTTTGTAGCCAGCGTTGGTTGTAAGTTTGCAATAAGTGACAGTGGATGCGTTAAGGCTTCATCAATAACCATAAGATTTAAACTAAGCCCGCGTGCGCCTTTGTCATTAGGTGTAACAATTCCATAAGTTGATCCATTACGCATGTATATCTTTTCACTGCCATTAACCCGCGATACCCTAGCAATACGCTTTGAGAATTTAGGCGATAACTGAAAACTTAACAAATGTTCTTCCCACTTACCTTTAGCCATATTGCGATCCTGGGCGGTATAGGCCACATGTCTTTTAGGTTGCAATAGTTCATAAGCAATGCGCGTTTCAATAAGTTTACTTTTGCCATTTTGCCTGCCGACCTGCGCGGCCACAGTGCGATACTTGTACAAACCGGATTGATCCTTCTCTAATCCCACATCTGCTACATACTGTTGCCAATCAAACAATTCAAAACCCAATAGGCGTGCTACCTGGGCTAACTTATCACCCTCTGTTTCGCTTGTTTCATCTCTTAGTGATGCCCATCTAGGCGTACATAAGATTTTACTCAAATAGATCATCCTCATCAGGCAAACTACAACTATCCCATATCTCACGTAACTCTTTAGATATGGATGGAATAGTGTGACCACCTTTACCGGATTCCTCAATGCGATCCCAGGCGCGTGCAAGGCCTAATAGCATCTCACGCTTAACAGAATCAATATCTGTACGCCCGGTTAATGCTTTAATCATTGCGGTTGTATGCCGGCCTAATTTCTTTTTAGGCTTACCATTCGCGACTATTTTTAATTGCCTTGCGTTTTGCGTTTCCATATTTAGCACCCCTTGAATAGTTGCAACTTGCACATGATGGCCTTAAACTCCCAGTCCATAGTTCAGGCGTTGGGAAGGAATCAATAGGTGGTTCGTGATCAAGCGTAGTTGCAACAGCCTTTTTACAGTAAAAACAGCGCGGTTTTTGCGCCAAAACAATTTCTCTAATCTTTTTATATTCCGCATTGTATTTTCTGCTTTTTATAGTTTTCATCAAAAATTTTATTTTTTTCCAAACTTTTTTGCGTTCGCCGGGGAGAGAGAAAACGCGGAC